ACCCAAGATGTAAACCAGTGGCTAAAATCTTTAAGACAGCTACACATTAAAAACGCAAACACCTATACCAGAGTAGTACAGTATGCACATGGCGTTGTTAATTAGAACTTCATCAAAGGTTTTAATTCCTGCGAATGTTTGACTTTGATTAGCAAACATTATTTGAGAAAAGTTTTGAGATACTGAAACTGATGAATTAGACATTTTAAAACCCTTAATCGCTTACTAAAACTAACTTTTAAATCATTTTATAATTCGTTCGTTAGTCTAACTTTATTAGTTCCTATGAATACAAATTTGGCTTCAGTTCCATAGCCGGTTCCAATTAAATATAATCTAAAAGCACTTTCACCCTTTGATGTCGCACCAAGTTGCAAACTGGTTGCAGTACCAATTATTGTTCCGTTAAATGATTGAGCACTAATTCCAGATGTAATGGTTTGTTCTAGCGTCACGGTGTTGAAATCCCTCATAGGCACAATAAATCCAATCCATTGTGTCTCGACTGAGGTTGAACTTTGAAACGTTGAATTGAAAATACTATTTGATCCAGCACTATGTACTTGATAAAAACGCTGACAAAGATTTAACTCTAAACCAATTGGTCTTTGCTCAAAAGGTGTTGCTACTGTACCAGATTCTAACTGCACATTGGCAATGTCAAATGTGCCGGATTGTTGGCCTAGGGAGTTTGTGCGGGAGTTAAAAGATGAACCAGCATCAAACCAAAAAACTATTTGCAAATTGTCATTGCCATCGGTGCCAAGAATTTTTCCAGAAATGCTTGGGATATTTGCTGTCACTGTGTATCTAGCCCACGTCGATGTAAGAGCGACCGTCGTAACACTAGCTCCGTTCACATCTGCACTCGGTGATCCTCCAGTGCCGAACGATTGCTTGAACTCAATCGCGATATTTTTTGAAGCGTCAGCCTTGGCCCAAAACGAAAGCGTTACCGTTTGACCGGCAAAACTAAGTACACTTTCCACGGCTTGTCGTTTGTGACAATAGTTAGCAGATCCAGCAGCGCTTGTTACAACGGTTCTAGACCAATATTTTGGACTTGCGGGAACATCCGTTTGTCCTAGCGTAAATGTTTGCCTAGACGCAGTTTTAGTGCTACCAGAATGGCTATTTAACCACCGATCATCACTGCCATATCCATCACTAGTTTGACTCGTCCCTCTTTGCCAAATATCAAACCCGCCATTGATAAGTTTATTCCTAAACATCAATGAGGAGTTGATTCCATCCCCGTACGATCCTAAGTAATTTACGTTAGCCACATTTAGTCCTTTTATTTGAGTAAATTAATGTAAAAATTAGACAATGCGAGTTGCTACAATTTTGCCCCTAGCTGCGGCTGTCCCAGAAGAGAGGGTTATGTTTTGTCTCAAAAATACTGATTTCGTTCCATCTGTGGCAACGACAAAACCCGGTATTGAACTGTATGATCCGCCGCGAATTGCGGCACCCTGAGTCACAAATGCAACTACACCGGAATTGTCTCCGTTTGTTGCAATTGTTGGTGTAAATGTGTTGTCGTTATATTTTGCGTTTGCCATGAATATCGCGCCAGCATTTACGCCAGCGGCTTCGATGTTCCAAACGTAAAACTCAACTTTCCAAACCCCTGCGCTTGTAATTGGCAATGTGGCGAGTGTTAAAGTCACACCGCCAGTTGTACTTGTGGTCAATTCCGATCCAAGAGCAATTAGTTGCTCTCCAACGTATCCAGCGGCAATCGCTGCACCGCTTGTATCACCCTTAATTAAAGCGCCGCCGTCAAAGGTCTTTTTTCCTGCAAAAGTCTGTGCACCTGTTGTTACAGCCCCCTGCGCAATTGCAGATGCTGCAGTAACGTTTGCACCATCTACGCTAAGCGGAAAAGTAGTTCCTATTGCCGGTGCATTTAGTGCATAATTAAAATAAGCAGACACATAACCAGTAATATTTGGAAGTGTCATTCTTATATAGTTGCCTGCATAACTTACTAAAAAACCAGCTGGCGGTGTGTCGCCAGAGGTTTGATACGATACGTTGTAATCTGTTCCTGCGCCGTTTTTTGAAAAAAGAATTCTAACATAAAATCGTGTGTCGGTTGTTCCGTCGATGTACGCCCATCCGGTAAGTTCACCGGCATCATATGCGGGCGCTACTAATTGAACATTTGTCGTTGCATTGTTTGGTAGACTTATTTGAGTTCTAGCATTTGCTCCGCCAACCACAACACCACGATAGTTAAGAACATAACCGCTTGTTGCTGAATCTGCAATCAGCATTGGCTTAGAAACACTACCCACAATAGTTGGTTCATTTACTGTCAGACCGCCAGCAACAGAGTCAGACAAGAAATAAACTTCACCCGGAATTGAGCCGCTAAGACCAGTAATATAACCTAATTCTGTGACTTCAAATATATTTGAAGTAATTACATTACTTACCACACCGACTGCTTCAGCGGTACTTGCTAAATCTGCTCTTGCTAGTGCATAAGTAGATCCATTTAAATAAACAACTTGTCCAACGGTAAAACCATGAGAGTTTTGAGTAACTTGTTTAGAAGAAGCACCACTTCCACCACCACCGCCGCCGCCCATAAATTGATAAATATTAGAATCAGAAACATTTTGAATAACACCAGCCACATTGTTCAAAACCACATATCCAAGCGCTAATGTGCCACTAAGCGCAGGTGGAAGTGTTGCAGCAGATTCAGATACACCTTGAGCGCCAAACGTGAGGACAACTTGTCCTTGTCCATTTAGAGCAACAAGAACCTTAATATAGTTTCCAGCACTTACCGTTAATGTGTAAGCGCTTTGAAGGGAAAAACCACTTGCCGTAATGCTGCCACCACTGGTAGATGGAAACGTGATAAACCCTGGAGTAAACGATGGCAATAGGTTGTTAATAGGTTGAATCGTGCGCTTGCGTCCAGTTCCAGTGGCGCCATCAATTGTTTGTATTTGTATTGCACCAATATTAAGTCTTAGACTAGGACTGCTATCTGCTCTTAGTCGCAGGGGCATTGTCAGTTCGTCATTGACAAGATTCAAAATCGTATCTAATTTTAGATCTGTGCTGTTGCTTAGTTGATCTAAAACAGATCTTTGACGCGACTGACGATTGTCTAAATTAGTGGGCATTTATTACTTCTCCCTATAGATATATCTTTAGGGAGCATAGATAAACGAAGTGACAGCCGCATCTCGTTTGCTCCCCGAGGACTGGCTTTCACTAAAATTATACTATATTAATAGTTAGATTATCACTATATAGATGACACAGCTCTTGCTAAAGCTTGATTAGAACTTATTACAAACTGCAGACGATCTCCATCTACTAAATCTTGATTTATAGTAATAGTATTGGAATCTGCCCCTATGCTACCATTTTCTAAATAATCATTATTAATTTCAAGTAATTGACCATTTAAATATACATTTAACATGCCTTGTCCAACTACATAATATCTAATGGCACCAGAGTCTCTAGAGTCGACGGGAAGGGTTATGGAATTGCCGCTTAATAAAGCTCCGGTTTGTACATAAATTTCACGATAAGTATTTGCAACTATTGAAATTAATTTAGGTTGAACGATAACTAAATTAGATCCAATACTTGTTCCAATGGCAAATATTGGCGCTCCATAGGTGGTTGGTTTTACGTCCGTCGCCTGACCTGGAGTAGTACTACTTAAGTAAACTATAACTCCAGATGAAAAACCCGTAGTTGCTATAGTAACAGCACCGCCCGTACAAACAAGACCAGAGCCACCATTTGGAATAGTCGTTAGCGTGACGCCAATTGTTTTAATAGCGTTGCTTAAATTATTTGCAGATGCTAATTTTATCGTTCCGGATGCTGAGTCTGCAGCCACCACAGCCCCGGCTGCAATTGGCGAACCAGTATTATTTGTAAAACTAGAGGTAGTTCTTGGAACGCCAACAACAGCAAGCTGGTTGCTTTGAATTTGAATTGTAGAGTTATCAACTGCTACTTTTAAACCATTAACAGTAGAGGTAATTGCACCTGCTGCATCTAATTTTGCCGATATAGTTGCGGCGCTAATATCAATACCGCTACCTGCTGTTAAAAATGTTGAAGGATTCGCTAAGGCGCTTGTAGCATTAATGATTGATGTTGTGATATCTACACTGGCAGGCGAGCCGCCCGCTCTAACTTGATTTAAATTTCCACCTGTATCGATCCAAATTCCGCTTTCCCCAACACCCAGTGGACTGGCTGCCTGAGGGGTGAAAACGATGCCGGTAGGGTCAATTACGCCCGATACAGCTAAATCGCCGGCAATTGAAAGTGCAACGTTATTAGGCGATGTTAAGGGTTTGTAGTCCTGACCAGAAGCTTTAATTTTAACGGGTGCCTGACTACCTAATAGTATTTGTGGATCGTGATCGTATGCTTGTTGTAATGTTATAGTAGACGGATCCGATGGTGCAGTATATACGCCGCCAACACTTCCAATTCTAAAACTCAACACATCGCCAACTACTAAAGTTTGAAGTGTTTGTATTTGAGTTGAAAGTGTGTTTAAGGTTCCGTATTCGTTGTAATCTTCGCCTTTTCTTAATTTTTGGCCATTTAAAAAAACTTCAAGTTGACCTGAGCCAACTATATAGTTGCGTATAGAGTTGTAATTTCTACTGTCATATGGGAGATATATAACAGCACCAGACGAAATCGGTGCTAAAAATTGATTGGTATTGCTAGGAGAGCCGGATACGCCGATTTTATCTTCTTCATAGATGTTGCCAATTTGATAAAGTGTATCGTGGTGAAGTTTAATTAGCGTATTACTTTTAACAGTATACAGAACAATTGTATCTTGATCAGTGGGTACATCTGCATTAGAAGTTACATATAATGCGCCGGCAACATTGCTATCTTGGTAGGACGCGCTTGTTGCAACTGTGTTAAAGGTTTTGCTTGCCGTTCTGTTAACTCGCACCCATACGGAATAATCATTACCTACCGCAAAACCCGTAGGATACAACGCATTAATTGCGCCTGTGTCGACATTGTTGTTTATGTTAGTGCCGGGGATAACAATTCGAACATACCCAGCGCTACCATAGTAAAGATACCCGGAGCTAGTATACTTTACACCAGCTTCGTCGTGGACCACGATATTTTTATTTTGACCCGTATCGTAGTCGTTGCTGGTCCATGAGCTAGAGTTCGATATTGCCGAACCGTCCCAGGTGTACACGTCTGTTTCAGCAAAACGATACAACAATATAATCTTGTTTTCGCTTAACTGAAAAGATTCGTCAAAAGATTCGACTTGTGCAGTTATTGATTGATACGATACGTTTCTATTAAAAGTTACTGTTAGTGCTTTATATGCACCAAGATAGAAACTGCCACCGGGTGGCGCAATATCATGGCGACCTGTGCCAGGGATAATTAATTGGAGATTGCCAGTAAAAGTAATAAGCTGCGTAGAACCGGACGTTTCGTTTCGTACGGTTACGCGTCCAGCAATTTGTGTGTCGCGGTCTTGAACTCTATCGGCCATCATGGCCGTAAGTTTTGCCGCACGTTGTGTTAGATTATCAGTGGCATCGGCATTGTAGTTTGCAAAACCAGCTAATGCATTGTAGTTCTGTGGTAAGAAGTAATTTGGCGTATTTTGCGAGAGAGATTCCATGCCGACAAACTGCATGATATTGACGGCATCCGGTTTATTAATATCGATCGATTCGCCTTGGATGACCTCAATGGCGCCTAATTCTGTCTTAAGAATTACCTTTGCACCAGTTGCCGCACCGACGGCACCAACGTTGACATTTGAATCAAAGGGTACTTGAAACGTAGAATTGCTTCTAACGTTGATTAAATATTTACCGCCATTGTAAGTGTCGTATGCCGTTGCAGTATCTGCAATAATAACAGTTTGATTAGAAGTAAATCCATGACTTGCGGACTCGATCTCAAAGCCTTGACTTCCAACATCACGAGCCTGCGTCGTCACTATCGCCCAAGAAACAGTAATGTTTGATGGGTTTGTGGTTGCGGTAGTCTCAATATTTACAACAGTGGTACTTTCAACTTCAACTTGATAGGTTCCGTTATACGCCCCAGCATTAGCCAGAACGATCCTGTCGCCGTCTGCGAGACCGTGTGCAGAAGAGAAGTTTAGTTTTGCTCTTTTGCCGTCTGAATCAGAAACATCGACATCCGTAAGATACGTAGCGGCGATAGATCCGATGTCCATGATGGTATCTGAACGGTTTGCGAGCCAATAAAAATCCCCGCCAGCAGAATACGAATCGGTGTCATCTCTATCGCTAGTCTTGACGTCGGAATTTTCGTATACACCCTTGGTGTATACAGCAGTATCTAAAGCCGTAGATCCTGCGTACGCGTTCTCAAGGATGATAGATGCTGCTAAACTTGGTGAAGTAGTATCAGATCCACCGCCAGACGTACCGGTCTTAAAGCCAACGACGCGAACATAAAGGTTTTCGTTGTCGCCGCGACGCTTTACCCAGTCACCTAAACTTAAATTGGAGAAGTCGCCAGGTGCACCATTGACATATGTCACGCCGTTGCTGAACTGAACAGGCGTATCTAACGGGTTGATAGACTCATTGCGCAGCATCTGAATCCACATAACTTGCTCGTTGCCGAGCTGGACGCCTGTAGTCGGATTACTACGAACAATGATGTCCCTATTGTCGTTCATCTTGCGGTAGACGATGTCCTCAGACCACGTCACCAAGCCAGGTGTTGTTTCGCTATGCGTCCAACGACCTTTGGATTTTAAGCTAGATCCAAGAGCGTCATCAAAGATGTTAACCAAGTTAAGCGCTTGAGTTGTCTCATACCAGTAGGTGGTACCAGAGAGCTCCAGCAACTTGGTCATTACTGCGTCCATCCAGTCCTTTAACGTCTGGATGTTTTTATCGCCGCCAAAGAATGGGCTGGGAGAAGCTGAGTTTTGGATGGTTGATGGGGGTTCATTTCGCGCATACTCAGAGCTTGGCAATGGCGGAAATTGAAATGTTGCATTTGGGTTGGGCGAAACGCCGCCGCTTCCCAAGCGAAACATCATGTTTCTAGAATCCGTAATGTTTGTGATTGAGGTGCTATCATATTCAATTGCGGCAATTGGAATGGTTCCATCTGGAAAACCAGAGGTCGAAACACCAACCTGAGCAATTAAGACACCTTCTGTGTTAATGTCTTGGTTAAACTCACCGCCTTGACCACCATTTAGATCGACATCCCAGAACGCACGCGTATCTTGTGCCGTTCCAGTGGTGCTGAGCGTGATATAGACATAGTTTGTTGCGTTTGTTCTAAGTTCTGGTACTAGAGGTGCAGAAAGCTCATCGCCTTCTGGAAGACCAAAAAAGAAACTACCAGCAGAAGATGTCGGGCTATAAAGAACAGAATCTGAGACCTTAATTGATACACTGGAAGTACCAATAGCCTGTGGAGCGTCGATGATCTCGAAGCCTTTGAGGATTAGGGCCCTATCTCCTACGAAGCTTCTAATCAGCTCCTTGAAGTCAGAAGCAACATAAGACTGCAAAGATAGAAAGTCAGGCAGATCTATCCGCTGCTGTGAACCGATTAAGAGACGTCCTAAAACCGCCATATAATCCTCTGATATTAATGCTTTACGCTATCCAAGATCAAAAAGATGCCGTGAAACCTTGGTAACATATAGCATTATACAGTACCTATAATCAGTCTAACGGGTTATCTGGGGTTTCTGAGTAAACATCAAATGCAGAGTAGTAGAGTTTGGGATATCTAACCATATATCTAAGAAAAACACCTGCACTCTTAACATCCCCTATCAGGTTTTGAAGAATTACCCTTGCTGCTGACGGATCAGATATGTAAAAGGCGTATTCTTTACCAAGACCACTCATAACATGAGCGCCTTTTCTCCTGATTGCTGTTATCGATGCCCCTGAGGAATGGTCGTATTGAAATATATAAGCTGGATCTAGTGCAAGAGTTCCTTCGGCTGCTTTATACAGGTATCTAACTGGCCCTTCTTGGGTATTTAAACCATAGTCAAAGATCAGGAATCCTTGCTCGTCGGGTATGTTGTTTGGTGTCTCAATGTTCAGACTAAATACAACATTTCCTGCCTTAATGTCTGTGGTTATTTTGCCGACATAAGATGAAACGACAAATGGGGCTTTAGTATCGTACATATAAGGCCCAGTTACGCCGGTATTGACAAGTGCAGTGGTCAAATAAGCTTTCGAATTAGATTCAGCTAAACCAACTTTTTCAATCCTAACTCCACCACCAATTCCCAACGACACACTGTTGTTTGTTTGAAACTCAAACACATACTCGTTTACGATCTGATCGACCTCAAATACACCGTTGAAGTTTCCGCCGGTAACGTCATATATTCTTACCGACTGGCTGGCTTTAAGGCCATGTTTTTCATTGGTCTGTACAGAAACTACGCCATTACCGTCACAGGATATTGTTGCTATGGTTAGCTCGATAACACTAGCTAAATCTGGAAGCTCGGGATTAATTCCATTAAGAACATAACTTCCAGAAATATCTAATGTTTTAGACACATACGAATATTTTTGATTGTACGCATCAAAACTGCCGCTTATGTCTTGTGAATGGTACGTATCCTGGGTTAGGGTGACGATTCTGTTCTTTATTTGTTCTAGTTTTTCAAGGACAAACTGTCCACTATTTGGCCAATCCCCGCCATTTTCTATCATAAGAGATGTTTTAGACGGTACATCTACTACGCTAGAAATCATGCCGTTAAGGTGCGCAGATCCCTTAAGTTCGCGCCTCACTACGGGCGGTGTTGCGGGCATCTCGATTATAATCTCACCAGGCGAAACTTCCCAAACCACCGATCGGTTGTTTCTAGTGTAGATCACAGATCTTTCTGGACGCACAAACCTAACAAAATAGTTCGGATTAAGCCCGTGATCAAACGTACCGGGTGTAGAAAAAAGATTATTAAATTCAAAGTAATTTTCAGTTAGATTGATGTTTATTATATTAAAGGTGCCAGAGTTGCCGGGCATATCTATGATGACATTGTCACCAACTCTCGCCTGATCCAACGCAATTGGAGATCCACCGATATACTTGAAGCGAGTCGTGTCACCAATCTTTGTTATAAGCCACTGCGTTGTTTCGCCAGATCCGGCATCTGGGATTATGCCGTGAAATTGAAGCGATACATCGATGCGTCCGCCAGTAATCTCTATGGACCCTTTGGCGCCAATAGTTTTTGTAAATATTTTAACGAACTTGCGTTTAGTGATTCTGTTTTCAAATGCCGTAGCAAAACTATATTTTGCTTGACGATTTATGGCAGAAGCTATCTCATCTGCGGTTGCAATAGAGATGTCCGTAAAATCCTCTGCTTTAAAAAGTATGCGTTCAAAGTTAATTGCATCTACGGCGTATTCTAATTCCCATCCGTCTTTTAAAAAGAAAGGTTCGAACTGAGAAGATTCAACTAATGCAGTCGTTGACTCTTTAAAAAAGAAAATGTCCAATAATTGATCAATTACAGCCTTTACTTGCTTTGGCTGATATGCGAGTATTGGAACGTAGCGCCTTAATGTCGTGTCATCCATTCCAACAACTTTAGGCCTAGACACCTTGTAGTTGGCAGCTAGACGATCAATATATGGCCTACTGGCCGTAGATATGAAGAATTGCTTTCGTACTTCTTCAATAAGATTAGCTATATCGTCGTCTGACTCGCCGATGCTTTCAATTAGCGCGCGCCAATTTGGATTGACGCGCGTATTAAAGTATGCATTGAATGCATCGTGTATGCTGTCTGCGGATGTCTTGTTGTTGGCCATCTTTTATCTTACGCTAAGCTGATTAGATCTGGCGTTATGAAGGCCTTTTCGTCGTCGGCTACGGCGATCCTTTCTTGACTTGGGCTTGGGGTCGTAAACGTAACAGCATCGATCCCGATAATAGCTTTTACTCTCGCGATAACTTCAGAGAGGATCATATCGTCCCCAACACCGAGCGAGCTGACATAGTTGATTATTGTTGACTTGATCTCATTTGTTAGGTCGGTTAGGTTCACGCCGTCTTTAGTTGTGATCTTAAGAGATAGGGCAATTTGTTGAATGAGCGGAGGAAGAACTTCGATAGCAGAACCAACAGCCCTTTGACCAGGGTATGCTGCAGCATCTGGTTCATAGCCGTCAATTATTCTTTGCACAGTTCTCATTAGGCCCGTGTAGTACAAATACCCGTCAACGCCTGTCGTTGAACCGAGAGGAAAACCCATCTTTCCAAGAGATCTAATCTTAGATTCGTAAACATCCGACATCTTAAATGATCTGTCGGATGGGGTGGCATAAAGTATGCGTTGCGTAAAATTACCTTGATTTATTGCAGCATGATCGATCTGTCTTACGGTCTTATATTTAAAATCTTCGCCTTCTAATACATAGAATGCATCTAATTTTAGACCTACAAGTCTGTTACTTTCTGCCACACCGTTACTGTTGTTGACGCGTACGTACGGTGAGAGATATGCCGTATCGGCTCCAGCAGAACTACCCCAACCAACTACAGTTCGTACGCCAGTGTTTACTTGATTAAACCAATTATAATTGGTATATGTATCGACGATCAACGAATCTCCAACCACAACAGAATCGCCCTCAAATACTTGAAGATCATCTGTATCCATGAGCATAGAACCTTGGCCAACATCAGTTTCAAAATTTGTAACAATACCGGTTGCCGTTGCCGTAGTTCCGCGATATACTTGGCCCAAGGTTACGCTTGTCGCTAGTGAGGGTGTTGCAGGAGAAAGAGATGTTACTTGCGCAAACTTATCTTGAGAATCCTCATTCTTTTTAATCCAGTCTCCTACAGATACATTTGCGAATGTTCCAGCAGATCCGGTAATAGAGGTAGATCCTGACGTCCAGATTGCCGCCGTGTCAGCATTAGAAAGCGGCAGATATGTATTTAATTCTTCTACGCCACTTGTATTTTGAATAACAATTGAATCGTTATCAACGGCTAGTACCCTAAATCGACCTTGATTTGCCGACTGAAAAGACGACCCGCTCAAAACTACAAAATCATCAACAGCAACACCGCAGTCGGCAAAATATGGACTAGATCCAGAAACTTTAACTATTCTAAATAAATCTAGCGCACCCAGTTTTTCAATTCTGTAACGTGTTGATAGTGCTTGATGTTTTAAGCGAAACCTAATAAACGGTGTAGGGCTAATTGAAATGGTTCCTGATAGACCAGAAAAGTTCGGTGATGTCATTGTTGCGCCGGTTGGATTTAGCACATCGATGTATTTTAAAGAAGTATTTACGGCAACAATCGGAAACCCAGAAACCTCAGACTCTCCTGCTGCATAAGATTTATTTGCGCTGCTCCAACCCGCAGTAAGCGTTCCATAAGCATTTAATAGATCTCCTTCCTGCACCTCACCAAGTGTTGTTCCGGCGACGGCAGAGATATCGAAATCTGTTAAGAACGCAACTGCATTTGAATCTAATGGGTTTATTAGCGCACCATAGAGTGCAGAAGTAATATCGTTTAAAGTATCAGTACTTAAAACGTCCACTTTAATTTTATAGTCTGCTGCAATAAACTGCGCGCTAGTTGGAAGAGTTCCATTTCCGTTGATATTGAACCATACAGCATATTTAGTGCCATCCTGAGATACAAAGTAAAAATAGCTACCTTGATCAGGTGACACAGAAAGACTGCTTGATACCGCAAGAGAGAATGTTAGCTTGCTTGTCGAACTACCATTTGTGTACTCGTATGCGTAGAGTTTTGTAGACTGTGCGGTACCGTTACTAATATATGAGTTAGGGATTGTTGCAACAGCGCCGTTCGATTTTGCCGTAATTGTAAGTTTGGCACCGGAATCCGTATGTTGCCATCTCCAAACCAATCCTGCAACCTTACCGTACGACGACGACACATCGGTGATAGTCCAGTTAGTAAATGGCGTAATGCGAGTATTGCGCGGATTATAGCGATAATCAAATACACCCACGCCGGCAGAACTTACAGTTATTGAACTGTTTGCAGTTAATCTAGATCTTCTTTTTGCAGGCAGATCGTTATAAATTTCTACTAAATCATTACTATTTATTGTTGCCGGAAATGCTGAGGTTTTGATCTCTAAATAGTTCGTACTTCCCAGCCCTGGAGTCACAATTGCGTCGCCGACGATTGAAAATTCACCAATATTAGCGCGACCACCAACAATCTCAACGCCGCCAGATGTGCCGAGTTTCTTGGATTTAATTTGTATTTTTCTAAAGTTATCTGCAATATCCACATCTGCGACGATAGGTAATTGACTCAATGCTTTTTGCGTAAAATGATGCTTGATATTCTTTATGGTTTTTGGTATTAATTTGAAATATTCACCAACTTCATCGGTGTCAACATTTGGGCATGAATTAATAGAGTAGATGGTTGGCACCACTCCCTGAAGAGTAAGTGCTCTTTTTAAGACAAACTGAGGACTAGCATTTGAGAATGACTGAACAAACGATTGACCATCGTATAGGCTAACAAAACCGTTTAATCCGTAAGAAGGCCGCGGATCGTGACCGTACGCGAGAGCACTCGAGTTTCCAGTGTATGAGTATGTGTCTTCGCGCGTTGCCTTAGATATCGCCAAATCAGGATCGCCCACCGGAACAGCAGTAAGTGTTTGACTTGTATTTATCGTATCGCAGATGCTTTGAACGTCGTTGCTTGTAAGCGGAAAAATTGCACAAGCAGATGTCGAGTTAATACCCTCCACGCCGTCGTCAACGCCCTGCTGAGATACGGATATAGTAAATCCAGTTGCATAAGGCGTTGCCCCATCCGAGGCATTTGTCCTGCTGCCATTCGACGCGTCAGTTATCGTGACAACAGACCCTAAAACGGATGCATTAAAAGCAGGGTCAGCGCCTACAAATGAAGCAGTAGCCGATGCCACAGCGCTCGCAGAAGAACCTGGAGATATGCTTACCTGTATTGCTCGATCACAACCATGTGGAGGAAGTGCGCTTGAGCCGGTGTTATACCAGACGGCAACGCTTCCGCTTTGATCATATAGCTTAAAGTACTTACCGCCAATAGAGTTTGCATCCGCGCCCGCGCCACCAGTAGGTATTGAAAAGTTAAATCCTGTAATTGCTGTACCAGTGCCATCAGATCCAACAGCAAAGTTTCCAACATATTGATTTGTGACGGTGATTATGTTTCCAGCCGAAACGGCATTAAAATAGCCATAACTATTAAGTATTAATGCTGTTTTAGTTGCGACATTTGTTGCGCTATCGCCAACGACTACTGTTGGTATGCATACGTTTCGTGTTGCGCCAGTGGGCGGTGTAACTGCTGGAGAGCCGCCAATTTGGTACCAAAATGCAATAGGACCGAGCTGGTCGTTTAAAATAAAATAATCACCAGCAGTTACTGCGCCCGTACCAGAGCCCTCTGGCGTTGTTGTTATATTTTGAGTTAAATATGCTCCCTGAATATCCGCGACAGTAGTTGCATTGGTTTTTTCTGGAAGTCCAACGGATGTTGCTGAGCCACTGGGATTATATATATCAATCGTTCTGTTGACAGAATCAACAGCATTGATGTAGAAGGTGCCACGATTTGCAGCAGAAACGCCCGATGATCCCAAGATCGATAGAATGTCACCAACCACAACAGAAGAAAGGTCTACATAAGTTTGGGTAAAGGAGTACCTCCAGTTATCGGTCGAAATGGAGGCAACCTTAAATGTAGTCCCGCCAACAATTCCAGTACTTCGCTGAGCATCAGAAGCAAAAGTATACGTTGTTAGCGTGTAATCGGGAGTGTTGTCGTGTCTTACTGCAGCAAGTTGGTTTGGTATAGACGGATATTCGATAGTAAACCTATGCTTGTCTCCAGTTGGGCCATATTCTTTTGCCCTTAAGATCATGGTTGCATTATCGGCTAGTGCGCCACCTGTGCGATACCAGTTTCTACTTTTCATCCATACGGCGTAATCACTAAAATCAGTACCAGAAGCTGTAGACCAAACCTGCAGAGTGCCAAAGTTTACACCAGATTCATTGTCGGCATCGTCTGCCGAAAATGATGTTGAAGAAGGTACATACTGGTTATTAACCTTGCCAGTTCGCCACATGTTCACGTTGATCGTGTTGTTAACTGCGTCACCATCGACAATGAAAACAATCGAATCGTCCGCTGACAGAGTTAAACTCTTCATAAGGTCAACTTGATCGCCGATGAGATACGTCATTTCTGTTCTTGGTAGAGAAATCTGCGTACCGACTCGATCGCCAGATAAAAATTCTTTTACTGATCTAAAATGAGATTTGTTTGATCCAGATGTGACACTAATAACATCGTCGTATGCTGCAGCTGACGGGTTGAATGTGCCAGAGGCTTCTAATATTTCGCTGTAGCCTACTGGATTTGGTGTGGCATTTGCGCTTAATGAGTCTTTTACAGTCGAATATCTAAATCTGTCCAACCAAACATTAGTAGATGTTGGCGTTGTTCGTTTAAACAAAGACAAAAGATCTTTGTCGCTAACGCGTGAGGCCACGTGAGATTGGTTACCAAACTGATTTGCTTGAGCGGTCGGAAAAACCAACGACATGTTTCCAACTGAAACAGGTGTGCCAACGGACCCATCGTTCTCAGTTGTGCTGGTAGTTTTTATTGACGAAGTTTTAAAGATGGAACCTTTAACATTCATCAGGTCATTGTTTAATGAAGCCGCTACATCTTTAAGTGACGCGCTGGCTGGCGTGGGAAGATAAGAACCGCGCCAAATCTGCGGATATACATCAGATGAAAACACCTGGATATCAGAACTAGATATGACAGAGAATGGTCCTTCTGTAACTGCATTTGCATTTATGACATCGATCCAGGTGTCGGTGGGCGCAGAGATGTGGGATCCCTTTGCAACGATCTTAAACATGCCTGCGTTTGCAGACGAAACCCACGAAGAAGATCCACTGCGATATGCAATGTACACAAAGTCATCAACTTGAGCCTGCTGGAATGAGTTGGTTGAACTAGACAAGATTCGCATTAGGCCGGATGATGCTGACATTGTTATGGTCGTACCGACACTAACCGACACATCTGTTCTAGGTTCAACATTAGCGCCATCGACGCCGATTACAAGTTCTGCAGGGCGTCCCGAAGAGTCTGTAGATAAGTTATATGTGCCATTGCTGGTGCTGTTAGATATAGCGCTGCCTTTGGCATCCGTAGTTCCTGCGGTTATTGAATCTCCGGGATTTAAAGTGATCTTAAGTTGAAGATTGCCTGTTTGACGATTAAGTGCAAATTGGGACTCTGTTCCCGTAGAAGAAGTATTTGCACTTCCAAACATATTTCCAATATAACTACCACCCAGAACGCTTAAAGAAGATGAAGTGCCAACCTTATTAGATCTAATTTGCAACTTGCCACTAGATGTAGCCGATGCTGTGATGCCCGCAAATTTTAAATTAAACGCATTTGCCCATTCTTCAAGGGTGACCGCACTGAACGGTTTGTTGTTGAAGTCTGTAGAGGAGACGAAAGTCCCTGTTTGAGGCGGAGTACCATCTACTTGAAGAATAAGAGTTCCAGTTGCTGTTATTCCCCATGGCGTTGGATCTGATTCCAGCAATGCCGAAAAAGCTTTTTCCGTTAAAAGAGTATTGTTTTTATAAAGCGTAATATACGAGTATTTATTAGTTGGAAACTTAAGTACAGAATTTGCATAAAGCAATGCATTATCAGAATCTCTGAGCGTAGAGATCTGAATGTATTCCGCATCGTGCGCAGTTGGATATAGCAGCAAACGAGTAGAATTTTCTGTTAAACGGCACCTAAACGCGTACCCATTCTCTGTTGCTTGATCGTTGATTGCAACGACGATCTCTGGAAGAGTAGCCGCTGAAATATTTAAGAAACTACTAGAAGAAAAGGTAATCTCTTCTTCGAGAGAATCGACTGCAACGCGCAGGATCATTCCGTCTGTCATCTCAACAGGACCGGAAACTTGGTTTACGACCTGTGGACGAGGAAGTGGGAAATTGGATAGTTGAAGAAATTCTTCATCTCCAACTGCAGACGCTAAAAGAACATCAACAGATTGGCCCGCAAAAGACGGCTGAAAACCACTGCCATCGTCGATATAGACGATAGATGGGTCGCCAACGGTCGGCGGCTCAGTGATAACAGCAGAAGATACTTGTTTGCCGTCGGTGGGGTCGGATACTCCAATGATTGCGGCAAGTATTGCAGCTCGAGTGCCACGGGCTAATGTGGATGCGTAGTTTTTGATTCTTTCGCGAAGCTCATCATCTGACTCGACATCGCGCCCATCGGTCAACGAAGACGTGTTTGTTACGGCAGCAGAATCGAACGGCTGAGTTTCAAACTGAACGATGGTATTTATGCCGGCGTTGCCTTGTGCGCCAGAGCTCTCTGCAACAATCGCGACACCCTCAACAGAATCTTCGCCCGCAGGGAGAACGGCATCTCTTAGCGTTTGATATCGTATTTCAGGCGTTAAGTTGTTTAGAGGAATCTTGACGGTAGTGCCAGCAGATATGAGGCGATCAGATGTATTTTGACGATCGATCACGATATCGGACGCCAGATGGTCCTTTTGAAGTGCAGATCCAAGATTGATCGTGTAAAAGCTTCCGTTGGACACAATACTAGTGTACGGTATAGGGCCCTCAAACTGAGGCGTACCGCGACCGATATACAGTTCACCTGTAGAAGCCCAACCAGACGCATCGTTAACATATACTTTACTGTCACCCGCTATTGGTGCCGGTTTTACAGCATAAAGCGTAGTTGTTCGCTTGGTAATGCTGGTATCTGTAATCTTGATAAAGCCAGTAGCCCTAACAGATGCTCTTCTAGTTAATCCGTAATCGGCAGCACGGGCATCCAAGTCTAGATTCTTTAGAGCGTCAATATTTAAGGTTTCTAATACGCTTAAAATTGACGCATTGTTTTCAAAGTCCTGAGCAGCAACAGCCTCTAAAAGAGTCAGCAAAACTGAACCAGTATTGATATCGTTTACTGGCGTATCGGCTATAATCTTACGTACTAGTTTACCAAGAATTTCGTTGTAACTTTGAAGAGTTATAGCCATTTTCGACCCTTACTTAGGGATATTTATCCCAAACGATATCGGTATTACGGTTCCATTTCCACCCGCTAAAGTTACGCCAACGCTTATCTTATACGCCGATGCGCCGTGCGAATCTTTGCTTAGATATTCTACCGTTAAATAGTCTAGTCTATCAAACCTAGAATCACTTAATATTTGCCTAGCAACACTTTCAGATATGACTGATTTTATCTGTTCAGGTTGCGAGTTGAAGTTGCCCGTTACATCAACAATCCCATAATCCCCGTGTCTTATAAGCGTCCCTTCTGAGGTACTTAACAGTATGCGTATGGCCTGCATGGCATTTTCTGCACCGTAAGACAGTTTTAAGTCACCTGATGGCGAAAACTGCAAATCGCCGTCGTCGCCGATCAAAAGATCGACCCCAGCATTTTTTTCGTCTTGACTGCTGGATCTCAAAAACCAAGGCGCCGGCTTGTTGAGCGATGGTGGAAGAGGGCTATTAGATGGTATTAATACAAAAAAGTTACTATTTATTGTGTTTTTTTGAAACACCCTAATTGATGCGCTGTCGATTGTTTTGTATTTAGACAGGTCAGCGAGACCGTTTAGTTGAAGTATCAAGTCTCCAGAGACTGGAACTTCACGAATGCTTAGAATAACCCTTTGGTCAGGGGATCGTTCTGTGTCTGATTGCAATATAATTATTTGATTTAAAAATACTTTTTCTTTATTAAGTGCGCCAAAAGAATCAGTTGCAGCTATTATGATCTGATCGTCGCTGCCGTTCGATATCAGCTGTAATTTTTGCCCAACTTCATCAATATACGGTGGTTTTAGACCATTTGCGATTACTATTTCAACCCATCGATCTGGGTCGCCCATGGTCCGTCTTGCCAACCCTTGTATTGTTTCACCATAATTTAGTTTCACCAAAGATCCAGAGGCGTATGAATCGATGTTTATCTCTGGATTATCTGCGTTAACTCGAGCAAAGGCAAAAGGATCTATGGTCGCGACGGACGAAAGATTTGTCTCGTTTGCCAATATACCATCGATGGTAAAAATGCCGTTTTGAAACAAAAATGCAGAAACTAAATCAGTTATCGATGGTGTAAGTGACTGAGGTAGCGACGCCCTATTGTATATCTGATCATACGTCGCATCACCGGCACCAATAATATCGGCTATCGCATCGCGTCCGGCATTAAGTTGCATACGCATATTTAAGAAATTGTTTTTATTAAAGAAATTTACTCTTTTAATCTCAGATTCGATAATATTGCTCTCAGCTTGAGAGATAGATATATCATCTATATACATCTGATCTATTACGGTGTAATATTTTGATAATAAAGATTTATTTGTTACTGCTTTAATAAGTGATGATTTTTGTGTGACAGCAAAATTAACAAAACGATCAAAAGAATCCAGCTCAGCTCTCATCCTGGATGGATCGTCAGAGGCGTCTATGCGATCGACTAATGTAGGTCGTATCGTAGACCAATTTTCAATTATGTACGTTAATCTGAGTGGCAACAATGCCGGCACATCTGATAACTTTAAACTATCGCTAGTTTTTACCTTAATCCATAGATTAAGATCAGAGTACGCAGCATAAGCGGTATCAATGGCACCCATACTAAGCCCCTAAAGTCTTTATTGCACCCTTACCAGACGAAAGCGCAGTTTTACCACTATTTATAGCTATCTTTGCGGTTGCTGCAACGGACAACGTTGAATCAAGGCCAAGATCTTTAAAGCGATTGCGTAGCTCTGGTGACTTTTCGTTAGTTATTGGTCGTAAATCATAAGCTCTTAAATTTATTGTATAATTGTATAGCATTGGGTTTTCAGAGTTTCTTTCTAAAACAAATCTCTGAACTACGCAAGAGTATTGGTTATTGTCTTTATAATTTAAAAACTGCAACGGAGAGTTTTTCCCAGTGCCTGGGGCCATGGATTCATTTATCTTATTGTTTTTAATGGAAGTGCCGGATGAAGCACTTTTTTTATGCTTCAATAAAAATCTATAAAGATTATGAAAAGCTACGTAGCCACTGACATTGTTAAAAACCCCCACTTCGTGTCCATTGGAACCTTTTGCGGCCTTAACAACGTTTCCTGCTTGATTTAGTGCCTGCTCTATTTTTCCTGCAGTTTTAGGGAAAAGGCCACCAAGTGCTGTAGAGATTGTAAAATCTTCATATCTCTTGCGGCCGCTGTTGGACATTGGTTTGGGTGGGCCAGAAATGTCTAGCGGCTGTTCTTCTACATATTGAGGAGCAAAACCGGTTGTTCCATTAATAACTATGTCAAAATATCTTTGTTCAGAATGCTCTTCGACTGTTCCATAAAGAGTCGATATGATATTTGTGGCAAAATGTGTAGTAATATTAAGATTTTTAGGGCTTATTGGCAAGTAGAATATGTAATTTTTACCGTCACGTTTTGCTTTAAACGCATATGGTTGCGATTTGTACCAGTTATCTGGTATGGGCTCGTACAGGGGTCCTTGTGGATTTGATGAATTAGGAACCAACGATGATGGATCAACATCGGCGCCAAAGAATTTAGCTACATTCTTTACCAGATTTGTTAATTGATTTGCCACCGCTTCCTCCCATTATATGCTACCATCAAAAACTATAAGCTACCTTTAATAGTTGAAAGCTTTGTCTTAATTTGTTCAAGTTGCGCCCACGTTGGGGCTGATTTTATTGGCGAACATGGGCCAACAGGAGAAGAGACAACGAGAGTACCAATTGCGTCTACAATTTTTATTAGACTATCAACAAGTTCAACGCTTCCAAAACCTATTGCTATCTTTGCGGATTTTATCTTAATCTCTTTTAAAGATTCAATTGAGGTGCTTAACGTAGAAATTGTTAGCGATTTTTTGCTGTCAATCTTAGATTCTGTAGCATTTAATGTAAAAGAGCTATTTTTTTTAGATATCGATATGTCTACTGCGCCAGACGCAATTGATATAATGCCATTTGATTTATCTAAGCGTATGGTTTGCACAAATGGATGGGCATCGCTGACCTCAAATGATCCATCTTTTTCAAAAGTCAAATATGAACCAGACTTTGTCGTATCGTACGTGGGTTGCGGTATTTTACCGGTGGCAACAGCGCCCTTTAATGCTGGAACTGTTATCGGGGTGCCTTTGAAAGTTATCTTATACGCGCCGTCTTGATCTATAGAAGTTTTAAGACCGTTAAACTCAGACACGTACTGCATTGAATTAGATTTTATCTCAGATTGTCTAGCGGGATGTTTCATGCTGCCCAGTATTATGCCGTCGTTAGGCGAACCGCCCAAATGTGCAACTATAACAACCTCACCGACTCTGTTAGAGTAGTTTCTAGGCTTTGGCTTGCCCTGTATTGGTATGTTTACGTTCCTGGCTCCCCATTCTTCGTAATTGTATACGTCGCCAAATTTGGTCATTTGGCGGCAATTTAAGATATAACTCAACCCCTTGTGTGTGACCTCTACCAAATAGAACAAGTTGTCTTGTTGTGCGTTGTATTTTGCTTCGCGTATTATTCCAACGCGCACTTCGCCATCCATTTTGTTTGTGTTGGAGATGCTAGGCGGCGTATATAGGGTTGAGTCTCTAATTATCACGACTATTCTCCATAAACATCGTCTATTAGCGTTTTATCTGCTGGTAGTGCTTTTACGTCGGATTCAACAGCAAAACTACTATCAGAAACTAAAGCCGTGGCATCTTCGTTGGCCATTATGCCGCGCGTAAACGATACGGTAGTTAAAAAGGATCGAGATCCGTTTTCTATATAGCTAAAACTATGACTAACGCTCTCGACATGCGCAATAAATTTACCTTTGCTGTTTCCTTTTACGTAAGACGTGTGGCCAAACAAAGACGCATCAACCGTGATATTGTCGCCCACGCCAATAAAATCATTCTGGCCCATGATGTTGATCGTACCGTTGAGCATCTTGTGCGTGTCAAAATACCAATCAGCTAGCATCTTTCCCCATTCGATCAGGAACTGCCAGTCCGTATTGCCATTTTGATTTACTGGAACAAATCTAGTACTATACATTAATGGCTTAAAACCATGTCTAGCAAAAGACTTTGCATCATATTGCGGCCCTTTACCCTTAGCATACGCTTGAGCGCCAATAGTTTCGCCAGGTTTAAATGTAAAGAGCGTAAAATCAGGGACTACTTCTACGTAGTTTATTACGTCTTGGCTATTTGTGCCAACTTCCACGCTTACAACATCATTTTTATCTATATTGCACTTCTTTAACAAGAAAAAATTTGATGAAAGATATCTTTTATTTTTCTTTAGCCAAAATGGCTTCACCCTTTTATAGAGGGTAAGAGTTGGCCGTGAATTATTGTTTTCCCATCTTAAATCTGTAACCAGTTCATTAATTGCGGTGTTGGCGTGGGTGTTTAGTAATTGCCACATTGAGTTGATGCCACGTAATGCTTCTGCATTGAATGGGCCTTTTGCTTCTTTTATATCTTTAGTGTACTGGTTGTGGCCAGACAACACACCGTCTACAACATTAACGTATTGCGCTATTACACTGGCCCCAACTGAGGGCAACGAAGCACTTAATCCAGGTGCAGTTAATTTCGACGATAGCTGACTCGGCAGTACATATGATGCACTATTTGCCGTGTTATCAAGTTGGCCGTTTTTATATATACCAAGAGCAACACCCATGCCCCATGACTTTACTATAGTTTTAACTAAATCAGTAGTAGTTTTTACCATGGAGCTATTGTCTACGTCGCTACCACGCATTACTTGATAAGTTAATTTTATTGCGTTTAAAAGTGGGCTATCGGCATACGATTCAACCGTTGAATCTATATAGAGATAAGATTCAAATATAGATCCCCAATCTCTTCCAACCAGCACATAGTGCATAGATCGCGCACCGGTTGTCTGATCAACAGACATAGACATGCGCACAGAATCTATGACGCCGATCATTTTTAATGTTGATTTATTAGAGGATTCTAAATCCTTTTCCGTCATTTGATACGGCGACATATGTATCTCAAGCCAGCTTCCTGTACTTAAGGCCGCAATCCAATTTTTAGTTGGTGCAAGAATAATCTCAAATCTTCCAGACGGAGAGGATTTTGATTTGTTTGTTCGTATGGAAACTATAGACTTAGTTAAAACAATTCGTTCATAATTTTGACTAGTTATTGCCTTACTGCCACCCCTGTCGAGATAGTTGTAGACGACTATTCCTGCTGTAGGGTTTCGTAGTGACATCTTTATTTAACTCGGTTAAGATTCAATATGGCGTGCTCTAGGCTAACAGGGCCGCCGAATCTTTGAAAAAATTCAGATCCAGCAACATAACTAGACATAGGGGACTTACCCATTTCCAATGGTCTTATTGCCTCACTGAGCTTGTCTACAGCCTTATCAAACTTTACAACACTTTCATCAAACTTAGAAGTGTCAATGGTCATCTTTTCGCCAGCTTGAGCGGCCTCTTTTCCCGCTTTTTCTACGTCTGTTGATGCTGCCGCTCTGGTCATCACTTGACTTATCAAGTTCATAGATGTATATTCGCCAAGCATGCCTTGTGCTTGAAGAACCTGACCTGCTTGACCAGTTGCCATTGCTGCCTGAGCAAGTTGTGCTGCACCAGCTTCTCCAGTTAATGGAGTTAATGGCGTTGGTGCGGCGGGGATCTTGTACGATTGACCGGTTATGCCAGCAGCACCTGAAATTAGTCCGCCAATCTTAGTTTTTGTAGGAATAGAAAGACCGGACATATCGCCGGTTTCTATGGCCTTCATGACCTTGGATTTTTCTTCTGGTGGTATCAGTCCGGAGGCAAATAATCCTTCAAGCGACATCGATACGGATGCTGTTTTTGCAATATCGAGACCCATCCTGCCTCTAGCTCTGCCCGAAGGATCCACAAATAATCCCGCATAATCGCCAAGTGCCGATATCATCGTATCTGAAACGATTTTTCCTGGCTGTAGTTGATCTTTATATTGACGATATACGGCTTCCATCTCTCGCGGATCTTTGCCCGCTAAGCGACCAGCTTCAAAGGTTGTTAGTCCAGGAATCTTTGACGTAAGTGAATCAATAAACGTCATTGATTCATAGCCCAATCTAGATCCTGCCGCGCGTATGCGCCCTGCAACATCTTGCTGCTGATAACCAACCAAACCGCGCTTTAGTGATTCGTCTATCGGCAATTCGGCATATTTTTCAAGACCAAAAGATATGCCTCTCTGCATTTCAGTTACAGCACCGATACCCCTTGAGGCCGAATCTCTTGCGAGATTTTGAGCAAGGTCCATTATCCCTTCGAGGGATTTTGCATCATCAACGCCTCTTTGAACTGCTTTTGCTAAAATTTCTTCAACGTCTCGTGCGCCGCCGCCAAGCGTGGTCATCTGGCCAACTTGCTGCATATAAGATTGCGCAGACATTACACCAGCCGCTTGAAGTTGTCCGGCACGTATTACGGTTTCAGCTGCAACACCAGGAGATCGAGCAAAAGATGGACCGATTCCTCTTACACCTGCACCAAATAAAGCCGCTTGTTCTTGTGGCCCTATGCCTAGGGCAGATAGCTGTTCAACTGTAGCGCGCGATGT